ATACTAACTTAGTAGGTGCTATCATATCACGGATAGCAGTGTACTTTTGTGTATCCCCTGCTCTAAAGAACCCTTTAGTTTCTATGATGTCACCTGTCTTCTTGTCTACAAAGTCTGGTTTGTACTTCCTATGGGTAACATAGGGTATGTCATATGGCTCATACAGGAACCTACCCTTAGGCATCAGTTTAGCAAACTTCTTCTCAAGCCCAGACCTGTATACAGACTTAGAGTATTTCTTGGACTTTAGGCTCATTGACAACCTCCGTTAAGTATCTAGGTCCGTAGCTGTAAGCAAAGGCTCTGAGGTTAGGGTAACAGGCGTGTTTAAAGTGACAGTAAGAGCAGCCTGTAGCAAGCTTCATGTTGCCTGACTTGCCGTCTGGGACAGTCTCATAGCATAGCTCCGGCGGTTCTTTCTGTTCCACCATCTCTTTGATATGTATAATCCTATCTTCAATGTCTTTACCTAATACTTCATAGACAGGTGCTTGCTTGTCCTCTAGGTCATACTTCAAGAATGTCAAGTGACCATTGGCCTTATCCATAGCAAGCCAACCTACCTCAGTCTCACCTTCAGACCTAGCGTACCCCTTAATCTGGTCTATGTAACCAAAGGGATCATCAAAGGCTAGAGTAGCGTCCTTAAACTTCTTAAAGCCAAAGGTACTAGCAGACTTAACATCAGTTACAACACCATCTATCTTACAGTCCATGCTGCCCTTTATGCCCTGTACTTCAGCCTCAGCTTGCTCATGGGTAACTGTATGACCAGCTAAACGCACAAACAGTAGCAGCATTTCCTCAATCAAATGTCCATACATGAACTTGACTAAGGTATGAGGCTGCATCTTTTCCTTTGGTCCTACGTTGTTGTAGTGGTTCCATAGGTATCTATCAGTCTTACCTATGTTTGACATACGCAGTTTCCTGCCATCAAAGCTACCACGTTGAGTAAACTCTTTACGCATTAAGGCTTTACAGGCTTCACCAAAGTCATCAATGATTTGCTCTGCGTCTACAGATCTATCAGGAGACTTGTACTGGACAAGATTGTATATGTCATCTACTAAGGTGTTAGTTGTTTTCATTAAAGTATCCATCTAGTATTTCTTTAGCTACGTTAGCGCCTACCACAAACCATTCGTTCTTACTGGCATGAGTTTCCCGTAACAGGTTATGTGCTTCTGTTTCAGCTTTTCTTCTATCAGGTACATCATAGGAAGCTACTAGTATGTAATCCCTGTAGGGTGTACCTGTTTGGAAGCTACTAAGTCTATCCCTTGCATCCACTGCCATGCCTATCTTACACCAGCTAGGGTAAGCAGGGCTGTACAGTATGTACACCTGACCTTCCTTAGCTGTACTGTAGTTGTTTAGGGACTCAAATGCTGCGTGCTCAAAGGACTTGTATTTTCCTGGCTTATGTAACGGGTGTTTGCTTGAGATGTACTTACCATCAACCCACATCCTCTGCTTATTTGTTATTGGATTAGCTAAGTCATTTCTTTTTTTAGTACAATCTCTGCACATACGCACATTTACTTTGACGTTACCTAAAGTCCAGTTATCTCCCCTAATTAACTCTACTGAGCATTTGCGGCAATACTTAGTGTGTGTCCGCCCAACTGTCTCCAACCTTGTATTCCCCTGTAAGGGGGCAGTTGAGGTTGTAAAAAGATCCTGCTGCCTCCAAGCATTCGACTGCGAGCCTCCCGTAATCGTCTGCTTGAGCTGTTCTAACTTCTGCTTGAACTTCATCATGTATATTTCCTACAAAGTAATAGTCTAACCCTGCTAGTGTAGCACGTTCATACAACAAACACAAAGCTTTTTTCATCACGATGGCACCGGCACTTTGCAGTAAAGTGTTCAGTGCAGCGTGTTGGTGCCTAATGTATAGTTTCCTGCCGTCTAGTCCTTCAATGACTCCGCTAGCTGCTTCTCTAGAAGTGTTGTCTCTAAGAGCCGCAAATGATGGGAGATTATACATAAATCTTTCTTTAAGCTGTCCGCCAAGTCTTGCGCCTCCTTGCGCCACACTGCCAAGCTTTGCATCTCCTGCTCCGTATAGGAGGGCATATATGAAAGTCTTCGCCTGATCTCTTGATTCAAGTCCTGCAAGTTTTTGGTTTGCTGTGTGAATGTCTCCGTTAAGGATCTCATTAGTATACTCCTGATCGTTCATGTAATGAGCTAACATGCGTAGCTCTAGTCCACTGGCATCAAAACCTACTAGCTTGTAGCCATCTCTAGCAATAAAGCACTGCCTACACCGATTACCATAGGGCGAATAGCTTGCTGGTACTTGGGCAAGGTTAGGGCTATTATGAGTCATACGGTTAGTTACAGCGCCCAGTGTATTAACATAGCCGTGTACCCTGTCTGTGTCATCATCTGCGGCCTCTAACCAAGACTGTACCTGTGCGATTCTTTTCTGAATCATTAGGTACTCAGCTATTAGCTGTGCTTCAGGTATGCCTTTAACTTTAGACAGTAAGGATTCATCCACTATTGGCTGACCAGTAGGCGTTAGCTGCTTAGGCTTCCATCCAAAATCCTGAAGGTACTCACCTATCTGTTTTCTGGAACCTAAGTTAAAAGGCTTTAGCATCATACGCATGAAAGGCTTAGGGCTATGTGCTTGCAGTAGCTGTTCGTACTCAGCGTCTGTTAAACCTACTTTAGATAAACTACCGTCCTTCTTAAATCTAGGTGTAACTTCCTTAACAGCTACCCACTTAGGTTTAAACTTCTGATGTACTTTATTCTCTAGGTTCATCTTAACTTCTTTAAGTTCAGCCAGTAGCTCCATAGCGTGCCTAATATCTATAAGCCATCCATTGTCTATTTGCTGATTGATAATAGCCTGCACTTGGTGCTCTAGGTCTATAGACCCAGTGCTAAACTTCCTAAGATTCAACTCACCTTTACATCGCTCCCATACCTTAGCGGTAACTTGTACGTCCTTGATACAGTACAGTACCATCTCAGGTGTTAATTGGGACCAGTCCTCATAGTCACCTTTTGGGAAGTTAAGAGTCTCACCCCAGTTAGCTAGGCTGTGGCCTCCTTCACGGTTAGGGTTAGCTAACCTTGACATGATTAAGGTGTCCTCTACCCTAGCTTTGTCAACAAACACGTTCCAGAGCTTTTCTAAGACAGGTAGATCAAACCCTAGTAGATTGTGACCTACTACCTTAAAAGAGCCTGCTATGGCGCTTGTGAGAGTCTCAGGGGTGTAGTGCTCCTGTATTACTCCATCCTGCATGGTTACTGCTACCCAGATAGTGTCAGGGTCTAAGCCATTGGTTTCTATGTCTAGGAACATTGGTGCTTCAGAGTGCATTGTCTACCTCCTTTGGTTTAGCTGTCTCAGTCATTCTACCAGTAAAGTTATTATACTTCAGGTAGCAACATGCACCAGTTAAACCAGCATAACGATTCTTCAGTATTCTCACTGTAGTAGTGTTCCTACGTTCCTCGTTGTCCTCTTGCTGATCTCTTTCTAAACCTATCACCATATCGGATAGCTGTGCGATAGCCTGTGAACCTCTAAGCTCGCTCAGGCTGATCTGCCCACCGTCCTCATGTGACCTACCTTGTGACCTCTTAAGGTGCGACACTAAGAACAAGCCAATGCCTAGCTCTTGCACCAGTGACCTCAGCTTGGTCATAATGGCATCAATTGCTTTGCGTTCGTCTTGGTTCTCTTGTGCTGACACTACAATAGATAAGTGATCCAGAATGATCCACTTGCAGTCTAATGCCTTTGCCATGTACCTAACTCTAGCTAGTAGGTTGTCCTCACTTGTACTGCCCCAGTGATCAAATAGGAAGTACCGGCCTGTGCCTAGTGTGGACTCCCAGTAGGGTCTGGCTACATCTTGATCCAGATCTTCCTCAAGGTGCAAGGGGCAGTCTGCTTCTACTGACATAATACCCAGTGCAGTCCTAGCTATATCTTCCTCTAGGGCCAGGATTCCAATGTTATCCTCAGTAGCGTGCAACATGTAGTGCTCTAGCTCACGGACTATCTGGCTCTTGCCCATCCCAGAGCCTGACGTTATAGTCACTAGCTCATAGGGTCTAAAGCCCTTAGTGTAGGTATTTAAGCCTGACCACGGGTACGGTATAGACTTAACCTTCATCTTGTTGGTCAAGGCATCCCATGTATCACTACCGGACACAATACCATCAGGTTGGTAACCCTTAGAATTCCACCATGCTGCTACAAAGTCCTTTACCTTGCCTGCCACCAGCATATCACTGGCATCCTTAACAGGTAGCGTGCAGATCTTTAGCTTGCTGGGTGAGAACAGATCCTTGATCTCGTCTATAGCTTGCTGTCCTGCTGGGTCCGCATCAAAACATACTACAACGCTATCATAGCCCTCTAAGAATTCTAGGTTCTCCTTGACCTCTTTAGCTGCTGCTGATGCTCCATTGCGTAGTGATACTACATCCCACTTGCAGTCGAACATCTCAGCCACGCTAAGTGCGTCTAGCTCACCTTCAGTTATGGTAATGAACTTACCTTTGCCCCTACAGGTATTTTGACCAAACAAGCCTACACCTTCATTCATGGTGCCGGTAGCAAAAAAGTCCTTACTTTTGACTACTCTAATCTTACTTGCTTTTATTTCATTTGAGCCGGTAGCATAGTAGGGGTATATATGCTTGGCTATCTTGCCCTCTGTATCGAATTCCACTGTGACGTTGTACTTTTTACAAGTCTCGTGGCTGATACGTCTATCTGGTATGGCTGCAACTACTCCAGTCATTTCCAATGGCCTCCTAAATTGGGTGGGTGCGCTTGTGGGCGCTACATTGCCATTACTTTTCTCGTACAATCCGCATTTGAAGCAATAGCCGCTACCTGACTCGTAGCGACTAAAGGCATCTGAACTACCACACCCAGACTGATCTGGGCATGGTTCGTGCTTTACAAAGGGATCGTTTTTTTCCTTAAAGGTCTGCATCTATTGCAGGGCGTGGGTTGTCTGCATCATATGGTGGTTGTGCTGAGATAACACGCACACCATTGAAGTACAAGGGTACGCCATATACACCATTAGGCTTGCCTAGTGCATAGCTCACGCGGACTACTGAACCTTTACCTAGCTCAGTGTCTGGTAATGGATCATCGGCATCCTTCAGTGTTTCTCCTTCACTGTCCTTCATGACAAAGTTAGCAAAGCCTGATGTTAGCTTGCGGATATTACCTTCTTTAATGATTACACCTTTCAGCTTAAGGGCTTCTGTGTCCTCATCTGAGAGCACTAGGTTAATGTTATACTTGCCAGTGTCTTGACCTTGCCAGACATCGGTAGCAGTTAATTTGGAGTCATAGGCTAGTGTGCCTTCTAGTATTGCCATCGTTTCTTACCTCGATTGTGGTCTTAAGTTACTTAAGCCTGCTTAGTTAATACTTATTAATTGCTGTAAGTATCCCTTAGCGGACTTATGTATTGTACAAGCTTTTGATGTGCTTGTGTTAAGTTTTTTGTAACAAATTGTTACGCCTTTGCATTTGACTAACTGTAGCCAACAACTCTGTTACATCCTTTGTTGTAGCTATGCTCTTAAATCTTGCTGCATTAGACTCCAGCAAGCACCGAGGGCATAGGTCAAGGTAGGTATTTGTTGCCTTGTCCTTAACCTGCCCTTCTAACCATTCATTACAAGCCCTACAGACAGCCATTAGTGGTAGTCTCTATTAAAGAGCTGGTTATATAGCTGTTGTATTTCCGCATCGCTACGGGCCTCAATTTGCCTTGTAAGCTCTATATGCGCCCAGCCCATTACATCCATAATGCTGGCTGTATTAATTTCATACTCCACCAGTAGAGTCTTGTAATGATCAATAACGTCTATTTCGTTATCATCGGTGGCGTCAATGTCCATTCCTAGCTCACTCATTATTGCTCTCCGTCGTGTATATCCATCACCAGCTCTACCTCATAATCCATAGGTGGCGTGATTGCTGCCTTAATAATCCGCAAGGCTTCCTCGTTATCTATTGCTTCAACGTAAAACCTTAACTCCGCCATAAATTCTCGTGGTCTAGGTTCATGTTCCCAAGGATTATCTACTACTTCATCAGTTATTCTATCTATCATGTACTTGTCTCCTATAGCTTGCGCTATTTCATTAAATAATAAACTCATTGCTTTACACTCCCTGTTAGATTGACATTAACACCATCATTGTGAAGGTGCAACCGACTATGGCAATACCAAAAGCAGCCCAGTGCTCGTTGGTACTTTTCCTGTATTGTGCTTGCCGGTACTCTTGCTGTGCATAGTCTTGCTTAATCATATATAATGCCCTCTTTTTTTGTGTTTGTGAAGCCATAGGGTAGCACGCCTTTTGCTAGCCGGTCTAGGGCCAAATTGCGCCTTGCCGCACTGTCATCTGGTGCCTTTTTCTGTCTACCGTACGCGCCCCATTCGATAAGGCTTTGCTGTAGAGTTACCCGCTCTGTTTCTAATTCAATGCGGACAGTCCATAGGTCCAGACTAGGGTACAAGGTGGCCTCGAAACTACCGGCCTCGCTGTTTTGTATTACTCGCATTTCATCATTTCCTCATGGGTTCTTGTGTTGATTGTTATACCGGTAGCTTTGCCATACTTTTGGTGCAAATAGGCTAGATCTAGCGCCTTGCCCACAGGTTCCTTATAGCTGTTATATCTACCTACCATTGATAAAGGTTCCCCATTATCCAGTCCGGTGTACATTGTCCATTCTCCGTTATCCTCAATCTGGATTAGTGTTTTTCTTTTAGTCATTGCTTTGTGCTCCTATGCTACTTGTGTCGTTGGTATTAGTGAAGATTTAAAGTTGCTTGCTTTGCTGCCATGTACAGTGATTGCAATATTACGCTTGCTGCCATCACATAAGCCACAGTCAATACACTGTAAACCTTCGCTATCTGCTAGGCATTCCAGCTCATCGTCTGCCAAGCTGTCGCCAGCCATTGCTACGCGAAAAGTCTTGTAACCTAGATTCTGATACTTAATGGCTTGCTTTGGGCTATCGGCGCTAACCATGCACAAACTAGCAAAACGTGCGTCAAAACCTTTGTGGGCTATCTGGTGAGTATATCCGGTATGAGATACGCAAAGATTTGTTATTTGTTGCATAACGTCAAAAGGCGCTGCCGCTGGATCACCATATGCGCCTAGTCTAACCTTGCGACCGGCAAACAAGTGCGCGTGATCTGCTAGGTTAAACTGTGGATATATGCCTTTGATGTATGAGCGATAAACGGCAGCCGGTGCCTGACCTACGTTAACATAGCAAGCACCACCTATTGATTGCTTATGGGGACAATTGCCGCAAATAGTAGAGTCTTGTTTTGTTTCTATGGCTTCCAATGGGTGCATATCTGACCTAATTATCCACGTTTGCACCATGTTGCCAGTCTTATCATTTACACTATTAAAGGTAGCCACGACAACTATTGGCTTACCGTCTAATTCGCTTGGCCCCTCATATAGTACAACTCCGCGCAAGGTTTGCTTTGCTGTTCTAATTTTCTTAATTGTTTGACCTAATAGCTTTGCCATTGTCTTATTCCTTATTGTGTAATTGTCTAAATACTACGCAAAAGCCTACTGGTGATCAATAGGCTTTAACTTAGTATTTAACGGACCTTGTAATGTACTGGCCTTTCATATTTACCACCATCAACACGGCTTACTATTACCACTATGTCACCATAGAAGTAGCGCATGGTTTCGCCATAGTACAGGCTACTGGTACTGGTATCTAAGGTATGCAATAGCCCTTCCGATGCAAGGGCTTCATTTAAGGTATTGAAGTAGTATTTCATTTTGTATCTATCCTTTAAAGTGCTTTGAATTCTGATGCAATGGCTTGTGCCTGATCCATAGACATCCCTAGGGGATTAAGGCAAACCTTCATTGGATTTTTGATGATTGCTAGGGCTTCGCGGACTTGTGTAACGAATTTAGGATCTAATGCAGCTACTGCCTTTCTGTCTGATAGTTTCATTTTTTATTCACTCGTTTAGTTAAGATGAAGCCATGATACCGATAGTGACAGGCAATGCAAGCATTAATTACAATTAAATTTATATGCTATAGATAGGTGCTTGTGATTGCTTATGGTTGCCATAGGCTACCTTAGCGACTCACGCTCTCCCGCAATCTCACGCAACCCAAGCCAGCCCAAGGCGCGACCTAGGCAATCCCTAGCATACTTAGGCAGCTAATGCAAGCATTGAAAACACTTGACACCTGAGCTTGCTTGCGGTATAATACTTAGGTGGCCCTTGTTTGCTTGGGACGGGGAGGCCGCTGGCGCTGCGGTGATTATTGTAGTAGGCGCTTCAGCATGCTAGAGCAGAATTTAGAAAAAAAGGCTAGTAAGTAATGATAAGTAAGTACCCACTAACCTAATGCAAGCCCTTGAATACAAAAGAAAATACTGATTTTAGTAATTACATATAAAATAACAAAGAAAGTACTTGACATTTACTAAAAAGTATGCTATAATAACTAGGTATTCTTAGCTACTTTAAGGTAAATACTAATGGATAATCTAAATGATCCTCCTAAAAGAAAACGAGGCAGGCCTAAAAAGTCTGAAGTAGTCTCTAGTACCAGAGGTAACAGGGGAACTATTGGCAGACCTAAAGGTGATGCTGCTATTATCAATGAGTATAAAGCTAGAATGCTTGCTTCTCCTAAGTCCCGTAGAGTATTAGAGACTATCTTTGATGCTGCATTGGACAATGACCATAAGAATCAAGCTGCTGCTTGGAAGTTAGTTATGGACCGTACACTACCATTAAGCTACTTTGAAAAAGATGCAGCCAGTGGTAGATCTTCAGTAAACATTACTATATCTGGACTAGGTGGTAATGTAGAAACTAATGTTAGCGATAGTGACATTGAAGGGGAGATTGTAGAACAAGATGTATAAATACTTCAGTAGAGATGAGTTTGCTTGTCAAGTGACAGGTGAGAATGAGATAGAAGAAGATCTTATTTTAGCCTTAGATGAGCTAAGAGAAGCTTGTAATTTCCCCTTTGTAATCACCAGTGGCTATAGATCCCCACAGCATCCCATAGAGTTAGGTAAAACAACCCCCGGTACTCATGCCCAAGGCATAGCTGCGGACATAGCTGTAACTTCTGGTAGTCGTAGGCACACTATAGTTAAAAAGGCTATAGAGCTAGGCTTTACTGGTATAGGTGTAGCTAAAGGATTTGTACATGTAGACATTAGATCTACTGATGCACCAGTGATGTGGACCTATGGATAACAAAGACTACAAAGAAACCTTAGCCAAGCAGGAAGATCTTAACTGGGATGGTAATACTGAACCTGAACAAGTAGAGGTAGAGTATACCTATGTTGTAGATGAAGACAGAATGGAAAAGCTTAGAAAGTTAATACATGACAAGTCTTAAAGGATATT